CGGTGGCCGACACGGTGGCTTGGTAGATGCAGCACGAAATTACACCGAAGTGTCTCCTAAAGTCATGCTCATGTACGCATGGCAAGGGCGCTATGAGCTTCATGATTTGGTTCAAAAAGTGTCAGAGACGTGCCGCAAGCTAAAAGTTGACGTGCTTTTGATTGAAAACAAGGCTGCTGGTTTCTCCGTAGCGCAGGAAATCCGGCGGATGTACGGACATGAAAAGTTTGGCGTCCATATGTTTGACCCCAAAAGCCAAGACAAGCTGGCTAGGCTCTATTCTGTACAGCATTTGTTTGCCGAAGGGCTAGTATATGCCCCCAACAAGCAATGGGCGGAGATGGTTATTACCCAAGTTGGTCAGTTTCCCAAAGCAAAACATGACGATTTGGTGGATACCGTAAGCATGGCAATGCGGCATTTGCGGGATACCGGGGCTATTATGCGCGGTGAGGAATGGGAAGCGGATACCGAAGAGCGGTTTTCGTTCAAAGGTAATAATACTTACCAAGCACTATACCCAATTTAACAAAAATGATGTATTATTGCCTAATGCTGGACAGCATCATTGGGGATATACATGGATCAAGTGTTTGCAAATGCCGTTGTGGACGTAATCAAACCCTCAACGCCCCGATCTATTGGTCGGTTTTCCGTCGAAGTCTGGGGCAAGCAGCCTCATGACTATGTGCGGGTCTATGAAATTTTGGCAAAATCAGATACAATAGCCGCACAAGAGGGTATTCGTCGGTTTGTCAAAGAAATCGAAGCCCTGATTTCCGGTAAGGAAGCCGTTTAATGTCCATGACCCCCGGCCTGATGCCCAACATTCGTCAGCCTGCACCCGAAGACGACCTTCCGGGCGTTGAAGACCTGATTGTTGAGGTTGAAGACGGGGATGATGTGCCAAAAATTGACTCAAAAGGCGCAATTCTTGAAATTGAACACGCCGATGGGTCAATTACCGTGTCTTTGGACGGCAAACCTATTGAAGACCACAAGGAAGAGCGGGACGAAAACGACTGGTTCCGTAATTTGGTCGATGATGTAGCCGAAGGGCAGTTAAACAAGATTTCTCAAGACCTTTTGCGGGGCATTCGGGACGATCTTGAAAGCCGCAAGGACTGGATTGAAGACCGGGCGCAAGGAATTAAGCTCCTTGGCCTGAAAATTGAAATTCCCGGCTTGCAAGGTGCGTCTGATGGCGCACCGATTGAAGGTATGTCTAAGGTCCGACATCCGCTGCTGCTTGAAGCAGTGCTGCGATTCCAAGCAAACGCCCGTTCGGAGCTACTTCCCACCGATGGGCCGGTCAAAGTCCGCAATGACAACAACAATGCGACCCTGCAAGACGACCAACTTGCCGGTTGCCTTGAGCGCGACCTTAATCACTACCTGACCGCAACCGCCAGTGAGTACTATCCAGATACGGATCGCATGTTGCTCATGCTTGGCTTTGGCGGCACCAGCTTCAAGAAGATTTACTATTGTCCGTTGCGAAATCGTCCCGTGTCAGAAAGCGTTGACGCCAACGACCTGATTGTTAATAACTCTGCCACGGACCTGTCTAATGCCACGCGCATTACGCATCGGTCATTTATGCGCCCTAGCACCGTCAAGAGGCTGCAAATCCTTGGTGTGTACAAAGATGTAGACTTGTCCACGCCCAAGTTGCCCGATCTGGATAGTGTTCAACGCGAAAAGAACGCCCAACAGGGCATTTCTTTTGATGCGTTTAACCCGGAAGACCGTGACCGGGAGATTTATGAGGTTTACTGCGAACTGGATGTGCCCGGCTTTGAGCATAAGCACAAAGGCAAGCCGTCCGGGTTGGAAATCCCATACATCGCAACTATAGACGTGTCTTCACAGACAATACTTTCACTTGTTCGCAACTATAGTGAGGATAGTGATGGCCTTCCAATCGCTAAGAAGCGTTTTGTCAAGTACACTTTTGTTCCCGGCATGGGTTTTTATGATATTGGCCTTTTGCATATACTTGGCAATACAACAAACGCTATCACGGCTGCGTGGCGTGAACTTCTTGATGCTGGTATGTATAATAATTTTCCCGGCTTTCTTATGGCTGATACTGGTGCCAGACAAAACACCAATATCTTCCGCGTCCCCCCCGGTGGTGGCGCACTAGTAAAAACCAACGGTATGCCCATCAATCAGGCCATCATGCCTTTGCCCTACAAGGAGCCTTCTGGGGCGCTGATGAACCTTGTCACCCAAATGGCTGACACGGGTGCGCGCGTGGGCGGCACTTCTGAGGCTGCGGTGGGTGAGGGCCGGGCCGATGCGCCGGTCGGCACTACGTTGGCTTTGATTGAACAAGCGCAAAAAATCCTTAACTCTGTCCACAAGCGCCTTCATGCCGCGCAGGCCGAAGAGTTTGAGCTTTTGATTGAATGTTTTCGGGAGCATCCCGAAGCGTTTTGGATCAAGGCCCGCAAGCCCGCATTTCCGTGGGACGAAAAGACGTTTACGGACGCTTTGGACAACTACTATTTTGTCCCGCAGGCTGACCCCAATACTTCCAGCCAGACGCAGCGCCTGATGAAAGTTATGGCACTAAAACAACTAGTAAGCAGTAACCCATCTCTGTATGACCCAATTGCGGTTGATACTGCTGCGTTGCAAGCCCTTGGTTGGTCTAATCCATCGCAGTTCATGTTGCCCAAGTCCGTCCAAGGCAACCCGCCGCCTGAGCTTATTCAAGCAATGGCTAACATGCAGAACCAGAAGAGCAACGCCGAAGCCCGTATGCTGGATAGCCAGACCCGCGCCAAGGAGTCTGAGGCTAAAATCCAACTGGATCAGGCCCGCCTCCAAATGGAAATGGGCAACAGCCAAGGCGACCCGTCCAAGATGGCCGATCTTCAGGTTCGCCAGAATGAGATTGACCAGCGCGCACAGGACACCGCGCTGGATGCTATTAACCGCAAGAGGGACCGGGAAAGCCGTGAACGTCTTGCCACTATCAAGCTTGCTGAAGAGTTGATTCGTAACCCTGCTGGCATACAAGTCGCTGAGTCTATTATTGACCCCGGCATGTTGCAACGGTTGGAGCAGAACGAACCAACCCTTGATGGCAAACAGACTGGAGAAATGTAATGGCTGACAGGTACGACGATCAATACTCCAGCCCGGAAGCCCTTCGGCTGGCTAAAGCTTTAGGTGTTACCCCCAAAGGCAAGCTTACTGCCAGCAACCCTGACCTAACCGGCTCCAATGCGGCTTTGGCAAAGCAAGTGGCCGCCCGAATGGCAGCACAGAAGGCTGCAAACCGGCAAGAAGAATATGAACTTGCAAGAGATGCGGATGGGAATACTATTCTTGTTCCAAAATCTGCACCTGAACCTAAAAAGGACCGAAACCGTGTTATGGAGGGCATAACGGAAGGTTTTGGCGAACAGCCTCTTTCTGGTGTGTCTGAGCGGGACCGCGAAAACTACCCTACAATGTCCCGGTATGTTGATCCTGTTGCAAAGGCGCTTAACGCTGTTGTCCGCGCCCCCGGTGCAGTCGTAGGCGGCGCTTCTGGCGCTTATGGCGCTGGTGTCGAAGCCGCAACCGGCGATTCTGGCTATGCCAACGCAGAACAGCGCCGTATGCGTGAGTTTCTGGATTATCTTGGCATTAACAGCGCGGCAACAATGGGTGGCGCAAGGGCTCCTGCGCCCGCCCGCAAGGTTGATCCGACAACCCAATACGCAATGCGGTACGAATCAATTCCGCCAGAAGGCGCTATTGGCCCCGTACAAGCACCTGTTGGCAGCGCCCGTAACCCTGAAATGGGCGGGCAAGTTTATTCACAAAATGTCGCGCGGCAAGCCCGCATTGATGACATCATCAAGCAGGCGGCTGGCGATACTGCACAGACCCGCCAAAATTCAGCGGTTCAGGATGCCATTAACGCCGCAGCCCAACGCGCTAGGGAGGGTATGCCGCGTGAAATGAATGCCGATGAAATTGCTGCTATGCAACGGTCATTTGCTGAAAAAAACCCGCCATCCACCGGCCCAAGTACATTTGGGGGTGCTGGTCGCCAAATGACTGCCGACGAAATTGCAGCCATGCAGCGGTCGTTTGCAGGAGCTAACCCGCCATCTGCAAGCCCGATGAGCCTGCCGGTGGCTACCGGAACCGTTGTTGCGGGCGCAATGACGCGCCCCGGCCAAGGGACGCCCCCCAGCAGCGGGGGAATGGATCGCGCGGAAGACGCGGATTTTTATCGTAGCGTTGGCGCGGCCCGTTTGCCTAGCAGTGAGGGGATTGACCGCAACGAAGATGAAAACTTTTACCGCAATGTTGGTGCGGCCCGCTTCCGTAGCAGTGCAGGGATGGACCAGACCGACTACCCAATGCGTTCGCCCGCAGTTTCTGCCGCCAAAAAGCAAGTGGCTTCTAAAATGCCGGAAACTATTGATCTTAATTCGGGGTCATCCAACGCTTCCAGCCCCGGTATTTTGTCCCGTATCTTTTCGGGCAAAGATTACCAATCCAATAGCAGGCCAGTTATGGAAGACGAAACTGTCAATTGGGGAAACCCTGACAGTGCTGCTGACTTCTTCCGTGCCGACAAGGCCCGCATGGCTATGGAAGGCCGGGCAAGCGGCGGCAGTGTTAATGGCAAGCCCGATAAGGATGCGGCGCTGCACAAGGCGCTGGAAATCATTCACCATATGATCCGTTCGCGCTAAAGCGGGGTAAGTCATGGCTGGTAAATCCTCCAAGAAGGCAATCAAACTTGCCAAAGGCATTACCAGCCGTACTGGCTACGCCGA